GGTTTCTATTAAGTTTTACTACTATACCACCAGCATTTTTAACAGCCTCAACCTCGTTCGGGAATCGACAATCAGCTACTAAAGCAATATCCGGCTTGTCTTTTTGTATCAATCGAATAGTCGCTGATGACCAAACATTGTGCTGCATAGTTCTAAATATATCTGTGCCAACGTATTGTAGAACTTCTCTAGCAGTCATTTGTTGTTTATTGTAATAACAGTCTACAAATTCGTTTTTGTTATCGTCTGTTCCATAACACTGTTCATACTTTAGTCCTAAAACATCTAAACATAATTGTTTCAGAGGATCTGCAAAGTTGTATGTTTTTATTTCTTTGTTTGCGAATAGGCTTTGAACAAATTCACAGGAGGTGGTCTTACCAGATTGTTTTCTTCCAGCAAAAGCAATAATCATATAGGCAATCCCTTTATTTTATGAACTATTTGATTCTGTATTTCGTCAGGAGACATATCCCCAATGTCGTTTTGATTAATTTTTAAAGAATACGTGTTATATGTTCTGTCGCATTTCTCTATAATCTTTTGTGCTGCTCTTTGACCAGCTTCATCATTATCCATAATTATAATTAAACTCATAGCACCAGAGCTATCTAGTAATAGTTTTTGTCTAGCACTTAAATTAGTTCCAAAAATAGCTACACTATTATGTATACCATTTTCTTCTAATTTCCAAACATTGCCGGGACTTTCTAGTATAATAGCAAAAGATGACTTAATAATATTTTCTTTCGCAAACCAAAAATTATATAAATGATCTTGAGCTTTAAATCCAGAGTTATGTTTCCATTTTGAATATTTCCATAAATTTTCAGCAGATGGGCAATCCTTCAATGGGTCATGGAATCCTCCACATTTGTCGCACTTATTATAAGCACTTCTACCAGAACACCCAATCATATTGTTGTATTCTGGATTATAAATTGGAACAACTATCCTGCCAGACATTTCTCTTTTAGGTCTAGTACAGTTCCCGACATCATATTTATCTAAGATTCCTGACGAATAACCACGGTCAATATAATATTTAGAAGGTATTTTTAGTGATGATCTAATTTGTTTACGGCTAATGTATGTTAAATGTTTTTCTTGTTTGTTAGAGATATTGTTAATAACATTTGTAAAGTTTTTCTTATTGGTATGAACTTCATTTATCTTAATATCTTCTAGTGTCTGGTTTGTAAACTTGGTGCAGAAATCTAGAACCTCTTTGAAAGACACCATTTCATCACCGGGCTTCATCCAGTTCTTTTGTCTGTTTGATAGCACACCTCTGATAAATCCAATGATAGAACCTTTAAAACATTCTTCACAATTATGCGTTCTACACTTCCAATTACCTCTATACATGTCTCCTTCATGATAAATATTAATAGCAGATGTATTATCGCCATCATGAATAGGGCAAGCCATTGTGATCATCTTGCCATTTTCTTTATAGTCTATATCAAAATAGTCTAATAAGTCTGTAATTTTGTCACATAAGACATCACACAAAACTTTCAGTTTGTTTTGATCAACCGAAGGGAATCTCTTCTTGGTTGTCACCAATGTACTCCTGTATGTCGTTGCTGCTGTCATCAGATTTCATTAACTCCAATCTGGTTTTACCTTCTTTAATTTTAGCAAACTGTCCTTCCATGTGACAGTTAATGTAATCATTATCGTCTAAGCCACCACCATGTCTACTGATTACAGGCAGTAATTTTCTATTCCCAGCAGCAGGACCATCCTCTGCTATCTCTTCATCTGTTTTTCTTTTAAAAATAGTAAAGTTACTACAGAGCCATATAATTCTATCAGAACCACTAGCGGTATCTGTGGTTTCTTTAGTAATACCATCCCTATTCAACTGAACAAAAGCTACAACAGGTACTTTATATTTCGTAGCAAAATTATGTAATTGAGTCATCATAAAACCAAGAACTTGATATTCTTTCATATCTTGACTCATACCTTGACTATCCATCAGTTTTAAATAATCATAAAATATAACGCAGTCTTTAGCCGTGCCGTCCTCATTCAATCCCACATCTTTAATTAACCATCGACGAACTAAAGACAACTGATCTTCAAAAGGTTTGCCTGCTATAGACTTGTGAAAAATTTTAAGGTTTTTTAATTTACCTACAGATTTTGTGATCTTATCTGTTTTAGTGGGAGATTGAGAAAATTTACCTGTTTCTATTTCGTTAATTTCTACATCAGTCATCATAGCTAATGTTCTATTTATATGGTCTTCTCTAGTCATTTCTGTATCTAGATTAAGTACTGGAACATCACAGTGAGCAGCAATATTGTAACTCATATTATCTGCCAATAAAGTTTTACCGGTTTTAGGTCTTGCTGCAATTACGTTGACAGTGCTTTTTCTTAAGCCGCCACCAATAGATTTATCATATACGGGAAAGCCTGTAGGAATACCTATCTGATCTATAGGGTTTTCTATAATATCTTTAATGTAATCTTCAATATTTTTACCAAGTTCTGTAGGAGCGTCCTCAGTGTCGTTTAACATTGATGTAAAATTAAAGATAATGTCTTCAGCAATACCTACGATATTTCCAATAGATTCATTACCGCTGATTTTAAGAACTTTATCTTTCGCTTCTTCGAGTTGTTGTTGTAATAATCTAGCGATCTCTAACTTCTTAATCTTAGACGCAAATTTTCTAAGATTGCCTTTATCTACAGGGAAATTAATGATAGCCTGAAGATGTTGTATTTCTTCTTTTGTAGTTAATATCTTAGACAAAGACAGTTCTTCTGCCGCTGATAATACTAAAGCTACATCTAGCTTAGGATTTTGATTATTAGTAAAAATGTGCCTAAAACATTTATACAGATAAACATTGCTGTCTATCGTGAAAGATTGTTCTTGCACCAAGTCGCAAATATCAAAATAGACATCTTCCCCATAATTGAAGATACCCGACAAAACGGCTCGTTCCGCTGCACTATCTGAAAGTTTCATTCTAACCCGCAATCGATGAACATGTGTTACACTTATATCTTTGCTTTTCTGAAGCCAATAACGCTGGATTTATCTCTTCTTCCTTACCACAAACTCTGCATCTAACTTTTATAGTAGTGAACTTTCTAGTTCTAGGAGTCAGAGGTTGAACAGCCAACTTCTTATCTATAATAGAGTCAGCCTTATGCATTGAGAACTCAGCCATTTCTAAAAACTTGTTTGGACGTTCGTCCGCTGGTTTTTTTTCAGTGCTTCTAGAACTCAAAGTTTTTTGTAACATTTGAATCATAACGTCTAATTGCTCATCGCTTAACTGATTAAGATCATCCATTTTGTTTCACCATCTTTGCTCTTTGAATTGATAATAAAATATCTGAAAGGTTTTTAATACTATTAGATAGATAACACAATCTGTCTACTCTTTGTTTTGCGTATTTTTTAATTTTATTAAGCTTGTTAGCTTTCTCATTATGCTTAATTGCTTGCATAGATTTTTCTACGTAGCCATAGCCTTTGTAATTATTAATTTCATCAGCAATAACTTCTTTAATAGTTTCATCAGCCCAATTAAATCTAGCTGTTTCTCTGTTTGCTGTTCTTTGAGTATGAAAAGAAAACTGACCTAATATATATGCTATCTCTGCACATTCTTGAGGGCCTAATTTTTCTAATTGATTTCTATTCATAATTAAATACTGTTGTAGATCTGTTTCATTTAATCCTTTTGCATGATATAATGGTAAGCCTACGCTATGTTCATATTCATCTAAAAGATTATCCCAATTATGAAGTTCTTCTTTAGCAGTGCTAGGACTATGTATCATTGATTTTTCTCTTCCATTCTTCTAATTCTTCTTCATATGACAATTCTATAATAGATATGTCATTGAGTTCGCACCAATCTTTTTTTTCTTGATCTCTCTTTTTATGTTTAAAAAAACTTAATTTATTAGTATGATAAAAAGCAACAAACTTATAGTGTTGTTCTCCATGAACTTCTACACATGTTTTAATTAAAGGTAGATAAAAGTCTAAGTATAATGTCTCTGAGCGTCTGGGTTTTATCGGCACTTCTTCTAAAATCTGTAGTGTAGGATGACAATCTTTAATAAGCTGTCTAGCTTTCAAATGCAAGCTAGATTTTTTTGTCATAGACCCCTTAGCTATATAACCAGACAAATGCCATTTGTTTATATTACCACTTCTTTCCACAAACTATCATATAATTCTGGTTGAGAGACTAAAAAGTCTCTAGCTTTTTCAGCACCTTGGAATTTAGGGCTATCAGGTAAGCATGTAAACGTATACCAAGCACCACCTTTAGCTACTATACCGATATCCACAGCAAGATTAAATAACTCCATGTGTTTATCAATACCTGTTCCATATCTTATATAGCTTTTGATATTACCTCCGGGAGAGCCTAGAGCAGAAGTTATGACTTGCCATTCTACTTCTTGACCTATTTGAGTGTTATCTTTTCCTACTAACCACGGAGTAAATCTTTTAGCTCGTAATTTGATATCTGTTTGATAAGCTACTGCTTGACCAGACTTTTCTTTAAATTCAGCACCGTATCCTGTAGGATTACCCATTAGGTGAGTAATACCAATTACAATATTCTTATTAACGGGGATAACGTTAGCCACTTTTCTGCAAAATTTAGCTAACAGCTTTGCGCCATCTGCTCTTTGCATTTTACTCATATCGGATGTAATTTCGGCTTCTGTACATAGGGCTGAATATGAATCAATGATTACAACAGATCCGGGAACTTGATTAATAATTTTTTCAGCAATTTGTAAATATTCTTCAGCATGTAGAATTTTACCTTGTTGCGAACCAATAATATGAAATTTATCTTTATTAATATGGGGAATACCTTCTAAATCTCTTTTCTTTAGTCTGCCCTCAATATTAAGATAATAGACTTCCCTGCCGTCTTTAAATGACCCATAAGCATACTCTGGTTTTTGAGCATTAGCTGCTAAGTATAAAGAGGTTGTGGTCTTTCCACATTTAGGCTGTCCCGTGAATATAACAAAGCTACCTTCTGGAACACCACCATTTAAAACAATATCTAGAGATGGCCCCACAGGAACATTTAAAAGTTTAGTATCTAGAACTGCGTTTGCTGATAATACAATACCATCACCAAAACTCTTGTTCACCTCTTCTTTAACGCTCATTATCTAAATCCTCTAATTTCGATAGTATACCTTTGTTGTCGTTCTTTCGATAAGTCGAATTTTCTTTTCTTTCTATTTTTAGTTTTAATTCTGTATTCTGCGAACTAATTAGCTGTTCATGTTTTTTAATTAAGGGAGGTAAAGAAGGAGCCCTTAGAGAGAAAATTCTTTTAGATTTTTCATCTTTTAAAGCTGCTATAATGGATTTTGCACTATACTTTTTAAGCAGTTTATGTGATGATGATATTTGATCCCTATAAAATTTTGACCATTCTTTATTTTGCCAGAACTTATAGTGTAAATCTTTTTTCTCTAAAAGGGCCTTATGCTCACATATTATTTCTGTAATATATTGTGCATCGGAAACCTCTTTACCATTAGAATATTTTGACAAATATTTATTCGCGGGCTTTTCTGATGACATTTTCGTATTTTGTGTTTGGTGCTGATCTATGTGTTTCTGAAATTCCGTCTAATTGCTGAGATGCTCCTTCTGTCATAATCATGACACTTTGAGTTCCCTTCATAGACGTTTCATTAATAAAATCTGAGGTCTTAGATGTAACTGTTTTTAAAGGTGATTCCTTCGTTTCAATTTCTAAAGTATTTTTAACAGTTTCTTCTGTAACTGCTAGCTCTTTAGCTATTTCTTTGAAAGACATCGAGCAGTCCTTATGCAGATACCTAGCTGCATATTCCTTTACACGAGATAATTTTTTCATTCCATTTCCCTTTCTGCGTTGTTAAACCATGCTAAATTCTTTGTTCTTAAAAATGACACATAATATTCGAATACTTTTGGGTTTACTTTTTTAAGTGTCCACTCTTTTTTACCAAACTTAGCCATATACTTTTTGATACGACCTTCTGAAAACATACCTATAGGATTATATAATTTACCATATGTTCCAACTTTAACGTAAAAAGCTTCCCTGCCATCATTGTAAATAATTTTCTCCGCCATTACTTTGCCATCATCTAAATCATTAAGCATTGGATTGCTATTATCATCTAAATAATCGTGATTACCAATAACAGTATAGTATGCACTTGTGTAATTAGGCATTTCTTTTTTAACTCTAAAGCTTTCCATTTTAATCCTTTGTCCATTTAATCTTTGGTTGTTTGGGTATTCTCGTCATGCCTTTAGGCAACTCTTTAGGAGAAATTGGTTCTTGATAATCATAATGCTTTCGTTTTAACTGTGCTTTATAGTCATCACTAAATTTTTCAGAATTTCTCTTGGCTAGATGTCCTAGCTTTAATTCGCCATCTGATAATGTAACAAATCCTGAAGGTAAATCATCCTGTAGCGATCTCTGACATTCTGTACCACACTTATCGCATTCAATAGTCTTTTGATATTTCGAGTGATGAGCAATCAATTCTATTTTACGTTCACATTTCTCACAGACATATGTATAGATTGGCATAGTTCTAAATATCTTTTAGGTAAGTACAGCATCCATTCTTCTGGAATGTCTGATATAGTAATAATACGATCCACTACAGGCAAGTATTTTTCGTTATTTGATGGTTCTGTAGCTAAGTTTTGCAGCGGCATACTAGCTTGTTTTGGCGTTCTTCCTCCTTTTTTACTATTACATTGTTTGCAGGCAGTTACTACGTTTGTCCAGTTGGTTCCTGTTTGATCTTTTGGGTATTTACCCCATTGTGCTTTTGGTATAATGTGGTCGTATGTTAGATATTTTAATTCTTTTTTGATACCGCAATATTGACAAGTATAACTATCTCGTAAGAATAGGTTCTTTCTAGTAAATTTAACACTTTGATTAAACTTTTTATAAAAGAAGTTTGTTTTAGCAACAGCAGGAATTGGGTAAAGCCTACTTGCTCCTACGATATAATCATCTCTATGATAGTCTAAGATATCTACAGAATTACTACCACGTTCTCTAAAAACCCACACCATAGCCTTTTCCCAACTGACTATGGTTAGTGGGCTGTAGTCACTATTTAGAACTAAACATTTATAATTGTTGGTCTTCATGATATTTAATTCTATGAACAATAGATGATATAATAGGATTTCTAATAATATCGGCACATTCTAGATTCATCATAGATATTTTATCTAGACCTTCAAGCATTCCCATAAGATGGATAAAACCACCTTGTTTAAACGATTGCAAGTCAGATTGTGTTGTATCACCAGTTAATACCATTTTACTGTCATGGCCAATTCTAGTCAAAAGCATTTTAAGCTGATCGTATGACGCATTCTGGCATTCGTCAGCAACGATAAAGCTATTATGAAAACTACGACCTCTCATCAAAGCTAAAGGTACGACAGATATTTTCTTTTCGTTCTTTAAGTATGATAGATCAGAGTAGCTAATAAAATGATTTATCTCATCAAAAATAGGTAGTAAATATGGATTAAGTTTTTCTTCCGCTGTTCCCGGAAGAAAACCTAACTTTTCACCAGCTTCCACAATTGGTCTGGTAATCACAATTTTTTCAATTTTGTCTTGAAGAAGGTACTCCAAGGCTAATCCAATTGCAATATGTGTTTTACCACTACCAGCAGGACCGTGGCAAAATGTCATAACATTTTCAGCCATAGACCTAATGTAGCTAGCCTGATGAATAGTCTTAGGTTTAAGTTTATTTTTACATAAGATCTTTCTCACCGGGGGTTTTTGGATATTAGAAACTGTTTTCGTTTTTTGTCTATTTTTTTTCATTCAAAACCTCAGAACAAAGTTAAATCAAACAGGCGCCTCCTGAACAGCTAATTTCCTCTATTCCTGTCGTATTGTCCTCTGTTTCTAACAGTTGAGTGTAATCAACCTTACTATAACTATCAAATAAATCTGTATAGATTTTCCAATTATAAACATCTTTCATACAATATGTAAGTCTTTTAATATCGCTATCAAAATACTTTTTAGCAAATCGTTGCATTTTAATTGAAAATAATTTCTTATCTTCAGTATCTGCATCTGTGTCTTGTTTTAATGTTATATAGTCACAAGCAGCCCATAGGTTATTATCGAATGCATTCAATCCTAATTCAATTAAACCAGAACACCAAATAGATGCTTCACCATATTCTTTAGAGATTTCTCTACTTGTATATACAGTAGTAAATGGGGCTTGACGATAATCTTTATCACCACTTTGTGGAATTAAACTTATACCAGCAAAAAACTTACGGTTATCATAAATATACTTACTAACATCAGCCCATTCATCTGGACGAACTGTAACCGTATTACTAACATTATGGCTGAGATATTCTTGAGTGCATAATGATCTATTCTTCCCAGACTGAACCCAGTTCTTTTGTGTGTCTTTTACAATAGTTAGCATATCAACTGCTGGCAACTGATTTCTTAATTTAGAACCGTCAGGCACTTCTATAGGGAATTTCACGACCTCATCTGTATCATTAGCAGACCAAGCTGACTTTTCACATGCTAGTGGATTGTAGCTTTTAAAATACTGATACGGAGGCTCTAAAATATTAGCTTGCACATGTCTGATGTATCTTTTAGCATGGTGTGGGTGGATACCTGAAGATGTTCCTAGCATCGAGCTGGAAGTTCCCTCTGGCTTTAAGCATGTCACTCTAGCTGCTTGACGAATTCCTATCGTTTTAGATAGCTTTTTATTCGTATCTACAGCAACCTTTGCTCCTTGTTTTAAAACCTTTTCGGTTAACACCAAGTCGTGCTTCTCCATAATACCTGTTAAAGACACTCCCAATAATGCTTCTCTATCAAAAATCTTTTTACTAATATCTCCCAGATATTCTAGATCGGTAAAACCTGCTTGCAAAGTACCGATCATTGCTGCTGCCTTACATCTTTCTAAAAAGTCTTCTTCATCTGTTACTGATGAACAATTGACAGTCGAAAGATTACAACCCTGCCATCCAGACTTACCAGTTTCTTCGTCTACAGGCCACATGCCTACCTCAACGCATGGATTAAAAGTCATTTCTGTTGAGTCGCTCCAGATAAAACCGGGCTCACCAAACTCTTTAACAGACTCCATAAGGGACTCAAATTGTTCGTATGATATTTCGTTTTTAATTAGCAATGCTGAATTATTACTTCTTGCTCTTTGAGGATTATCGATGTACCAGTTGCCTGTTTTGGCTTTGGCCATTGCTTCATCATCAGCACTAAATAATGCTAACGACGCACTTCTGCGAACACCACCAGATAATACAGCATCACTTGAGTGCATAATAATATCGTAAGCATCGATAGGTCTAAGTTTTTTCTGTTCATTTTCTACACACTTTTGTAAAATTGATCGTATTTTTTCTAACCCATTTTGCAGAGGTTCAAAACCCGGAGCCTTTCCTACACCAGACGAAAGAGTAGAGCCTTTCTCACGAATATTGCTGTAATCAAAAACGATATATTGACTTTTATAGGTAGCGAATTTTGATTCTGAAGGCTTATTAAAGTAAGAACTTAGTAATACACCCAAAGCGTCTGCCCAACCTTCAATACTGTCTTCGATAACAT